CCCGACGGCGGCAAGGAGAAGTCCTATGAGCACCCGCTTTATCGGCTGCTCCATGACGAGCCAAACCCGGAGATGAGTTCCTTCGTATTCCGGGAAACACTCATGACGCATCTGCTCCTGTGGGGCAATGCCTATGCACAGATCATTCGCAACGGCAAGGGCGAGGTCGTGGCGCTGTATCCGCTCATGCCCAATAAAATGACGGTCGACCGTGACCAGAGCGGACAGCTCTATTACAGCTACAACCGCTCCTCGGATGAAGCACCCACCATGAAAGGGTCGACGGTCATTCTGAAGCCTTCCGATGTGCTGCATATTCCCGGCCTTGGCTTTGACGGCTTGGTCGGCTACAGCCCCATCGCCATGGCGAAGAACGCTATCGGCCTTGCCATTGCCACCGAGGAATACGGTGCAAAGTTCTTCGCCAACGGCGCGGCACCGGGTGGTGTGTTGGAGCACCCCGGCACTATCAAAGACCCACAGCGCGTCCGGGATGCATGGCAGTCCCAGTTCGGCGGCAGCGCCAACAGCGGCAAGGTCGCCGTGTTGGAGGAGGGCATGAAATACACGCCCATCGGCATCTCTCCGGAACAGGCGCAGTTCCTCGAAACACGCAAGTTCCAAATCAATGAAATCGCTCGAATTTTCCGGGTGCCGCCGCACATGGTGGGCGACCTCGAAAAGTCGAGCTTTTCTAATATTGAGCAGCAGTCCCTTGAATTCGTGAAATACACCCTCGACCCGTGGGTGGTGCGCTGGGAGCAATCCATCATGCGGAGACTACTCACCGAGGACGAAAAAAAGCTGTATTTTGTGAAGTTCAACCTGGAAGGTCTGCTGCGCGGCGATTATCAGAGCCGCATGACAGGTTATGCCACCGCACGGCAGAATGGCTGGATGTCCGCCAACGACATCCGGGAGCTTGAAAACCTCGATCTCATCCCCACTGAACAGGGCGGCGACCTGTACCTCATCAACGGCAATATGCTCCCGCTATGTTCAGGGCTCCCGCAAAGTTGCAAGACTTTGCGGGAAGAGGAGGAGCAGCGAAATGAATGAGCTTTTCGCACTTGTGCGGAAACGAATGATGTGGAGCTTGCGACGACGAGCGGGTGCTTTTGCAAATACACAATCTACCGATAACGGAGAGGAGGAAACCGAAAATGAACAATCCGAAGAAGTTCTGGCACTGGAAAAACGAAGCGGGCGCAGAACCGGAAGCGGAGCGGGTGCTTGAGCTGTATGGCACCATCGCGGAAGAAAGCTGGTTTGACGACGACGTCACGCCGCAGTTGTTCCGGGATGAGCTGTTCGCCGGGAGTGGACCCGTCATCTGGGTCAACTCGCCCGGCGGCGACTGCGTGGCGGCAAGCCAGATCTACGCCATGCTCATGGATTACAAGGGCGATGTCACAGTAAAAATCGACGGTGTGGCCGCATCTGCCGCAAGCGTTATCGCTATGGCCGGTACGACCGTTCTCATGGCGCCCACCGCGCTTATGATGATCCACAACCCCGCGACCCTTGCCATCGGCGACAGCGCAGAAATGCAAAAGGCCATCGATATGCTCTCCGAAGTCAAGGAAAGCATCATCAACGCCTACGAGATCAAAACCAGTATGCGCCGCTCCAAGCTGTCCCAGCTCATGGATGCCGAGACTTGGATGAACGCAAACAAGGCAATCGAATATGGCTTTGCCGACGGAATGCTGGAGGACGAAAAGAAGTCCCCGGAGGCCGTCGTTTCTTTTGCCTTTTCCCGCAAGGCTGTCACCAATTCGCTACTGAACAAGCTGGCGAAGAAGTCCGCCCCTGTACCGAAGCCGGAAGTAAAACCCGAAGGGCGCTGTGTTGACGAACTCAAAGAGCGCCTGAACGCCATCAAAAACTTTATTTAACAGGAGGATTCGATTATGAACATCGTAGAAATGCGCGATAAGCGCGCGAAGCTGTGGGCAACCATGGAGGGTTTCCTCGATACGCACCGCAGTGAAAAGGGTGTGCTGTCTGTTGACGACGACACCACTTACAACAACATGGAGAAGGAACTGAACGACCTCACCAATGAAATCAAACGCATGGAGCGCCGTGACGCCATCGAAGCGGAGCTTGCGAAGCCCGTGGGTGTTCCCATTACCGAAAAGCCTATGAAGTCCAGCACGGATGAAAAGCGCGGCCGCGCCTCCAACGCTTATAAGGAGGATTTCGGTCTGCACCTTCGCGGCAAGCATTTGCTCCATAATGTTCTTTCCGAGGGCGTTGACGCCAACGGCGGCTATCTCGTCCCGGAGGAATTTGAGCGCCAGATTGTAGACGCTCTGAAGGAAGAGAACGTGATGAGAAAGCTCTGCAAAATCATCACGACCGCCAACGAGCGCAAGATCCCCGTTGCCGGCACTCACTCCGTTGCGGCATGGACTGCCGAAAACGCGGCGTATACCGAGAGCAATCCCACCTTCGACCAGAAGACCATCGACGCCTACAAGCTGACCGACCTTATCAAGGTCAGCATCGAACTTTTGGACGACAGTGCGTTCCCTCTGGAGCCGTATATCGCGCAGGAGTTTGCCAACGCCTTCGGCGTCGCCGAGGAAACGGCGTTCTGCGTCGGCAGCGGTTCCGGGCAGCCTACCGGCCTTTTTACCGCGAACGGCGGTACGGTCGGCGTCACGGCGGCCGGTGCAACGGCTGTCACCGCTGACGAGGTTATCTCCCTCATCTATGCGTTGAAAGCCCCTTACCGCAAGAACGCCAAGTTCCTCATGAACGATTCTACGGTTGCGGCGCTTCGCAAGCTGAAGGACGGCAACGGCGCGTATCTGTGGCAGCCTTCCGTCCAGGCTGGTCAGCCTGACAAGCTGCTCGGTTACGACATCTATACCAGCCCCTATGTTCCCGTCATGGCGGCCGGCGCTTATGCCATTGCCTACGGTGACTTCCAGAACTACTGGATTGCGGACCGTACCGGCAGAACCGTTCAGCGTCTGAACGAGCTTTATTCCACCAACGGTCAGGTCGGCTTTGTGGCCACCGAGCGTGTGGACGGCAAGATCATCCTACCCGAGGGCATTCAGCTGCTCAAGATGCACACTTAAGGAGGGGTGACCGATGAGTTATAACACAAAGAACAATACCGAGCAGGGCGGTGAGAAAACCGTAATTGGCGGGACGCTGGAAATTCTGGAGGGAGCCTCGGTAACGGGGCTTCCTTCTTCCTTTACTCCTGCCGAGAATCAGGCGGACAGCACCGCTACCACCATTGCTCTGTTGAAGGACGATTTCAATGCTCTGCTGGCAAAGCTGAAAACCGCAGGTCTTATGGAAACCGATACGGAAACCGAGTAAAGGAGGTGCGGTGATGAATACGCTGCTTGAAAAAGTCAAAGCAAACCTTATTCTGGAACACAGCGCGGACGATGAACTTCTGGGGCTGTACATCACCGCCGCTGTTTCCTATGCCGAGAGCTATCAGCATTTGACTGAAAACTACTACAGCACCAATGCCATGCCCGCCACTACAGAGCAGGCCGTTATCATGCTGTCGTCCCACTTCTACGAATCGCGGGACGGCAGCACCGGCGGCTTCTTTTCGGATAACGTGCAGGCGGGTCAGCAGGTGTGGAACACGGTCAATCTGCTCCTGCGGCTTGACCGGGATTGGAAGGTGTAACTATGTCTTTTGGAAAAATGAACACCTTCATTGACCTTATAGAGAAGCATACCATCAAGGACAGCGAGGGCTTTTCGACAGAAACTGATATAATCATCGCTTCTGTCAGAGCGTACCGAGAGGGTCGGCACGGCAATAAGAAATGGGCAAATCGCGCTCAATTTTCCGAAGCCACCGACCTTTTCCGTTTCCGTTGTATTCCCGGCGTTACCGTTACCACCGCGATGACCATTGTAAACGGTGACGGACGCTTTGAGATAACCTCCGTGGAAGATGTGAAGGGCCGAAGGATGTATATCGAAGTACTGGCGAAGGAGGTGAAGTCCAGTGGCTAAAGCAACGTATACGCTGCCGGAGGATTTTCTTATGAAGGTTTCGCGGCTGGCGGACAAAACGGACGAGATTGTGCCTCGCGTGCTGCAGGCGGGCGGCGAGGTCGTAGAAGCAAAGGTCAAGTCCAATCTGCAAGCCGTTATCGGCAGCGGCACAAAGGAAGAAAGCCGCTCCACCGGCGAGCTTGTCGGCGCACTGGGCGTATCGCCGGCCATGCTCGACCGCG